TAGAAAGCAACGGGTTCACTTCTTACGATCACGACGTCAAGTTCGAGAACATACGTGCGACTGCCAATGTGTGCCGAGTTAAAGATGATGACAACACCGATGCCGGCGTTGCAAAAGGCTCCATATTAGCAGGCGTACCCATCACAGTTCCCAAGAATGATGCTGCCGCCACTGCCCATGCCATGAAGAAGAGATGCGACTACGCTCCACACCTCATCGACATTAGCAACTTCAAGGAAGGTTGCAAGTTGTTGATGGAAAAATACGATCCCCTTCCGGAGATTCGTGTGGACGAGGAGCTCCTTGCTGAGTATTTCCAAACATGCAGGCCTGCGAAGGCCGCCCGTTTGTTGGAAGCCTGGGAGAGTGGTGAGATGAAGTATGATGGAACGTCCAAACATGTGTTCGCGAAGCAAGAAGTCTTGCTCAAGGATCATAAAGCACAACCCCGCATTGTATATCAGGGCACGGATATGTACAATGCAGTTACGGGGGTCATAGTCATGGAATTGACTAGACGCATGAAAACCACGTTTTGTCGTTCCAATCCTCGAAACACAGGGAATGTCGTTATATTCGCCTGTGGTGTTAGCGGCGAGGAAATGGGCGACATTGTGGCGAATGCTGTGGGAGTAATGGTTGAGTCAGACATGAAAAATAATGACGGGTCGCAAGATAAGGCATTCCGAAAGTATGAGGCAATGTTTTACAAGAAACTGGGGGCTCCCGATTGGTTTGTTCGCGAATTTGCCAACAATACATCAGTGCGCGTATGGACAAGGTACGGCATTGAGGCAACTGTAGTAGGTCAGCGGTGGTCCGGTGAAAGCACCACCACTACCGGCAACTCATTTGTTGGCATGGCATTGATGCTCCAGTCTATGAAAGAGGCTGGCGTTAAAAAGTCCGTGAACATCCATGGTGGCGACGACTACCTTGGTATTGTGGAGGGTGATACTTCAGATGTCAAAGAGAACATTGAGAAGGTCGTGGCCAGCGCCGGCATGACTGCTGAAGTTGTTATCCCCAAATCCAGGGATCATGGCACTTTTTACAGAAAGCGCTATGTACGTTCAGTCAATAGTTGTCGTCCGGTTCCACAATTTGGCCGAGTCCTGGCGAAGTTGAATTTGCGTGCTAACCAAAACACGCAGGTCAATGATCGCGATTACATGGCAGGCAAGTATATGTCTGCCGCGTATGAACACAGGTTCGTCCCACTCATACGGGATCTGTTGCTTGAGAGGTCTCAAGCCATGAGCGATAAACCTTGGTTCGACGTCCGTGCTACTAAGTTAGCCGAGATGGGCGGGCCAGAGGCTATACGCCAACGGGTGCAAGACAGCGTCGCTATCGATCTCGATAGCTTCTCTTCTTTTCTTGATAATGTCTATGGGATCACTTATGATGACCTGTACGATATGTATTCAAGGGTGGCCGACTCGTGTGTCGACTACCTGGATGGGTACACGTACGTGGACAAGAAGTCCCAAATCAAGACAAAGAAGGGTTATGCTCCAGTCAAGATGGCTGGCGTGATAGTGGACGCTTTAGTCGCCGTTGACGTTTAGACGTGACAGATCCGTTGACCCTCCTGTGAAGCCAGTTGACTCTTACTGAAACACA